CGGTAAATGAACGCAATTGGACTGATATGCGTGCAAAAGATTTACATGAAGCTACTAAGAAACGTAAAGAGGCCGAAGATGCATATAGAGCAGATCTTAATGAATCTAAGGCCGAACGTTCTAAAGCAGGTGAATTAGCCGAAAAATTACAACAAGAAAAAGAATCTGTCGGTAAAAGCGCAGATGCTGTAGCTCTTGAAAAACAATTAGATAAACTTGGTGGTGTATTAGGATCGAATTCAACAGAACAATCTAATGCGCTTATATCTGAATTTAAATCTATTAAAGGTCAATTAGATAATCCAGATTTAAATCCGTTAGAACGCGAAGTTCTAACTGCAGAACTTGATCAAATAGCTAAAGGCGCAGACGCAGAAGAAGAGCGCAGAGAAAAACAAAAAGAAGTTGATGACTCACAATCAGTATTATTGCGTATAGCCAATGGTACGAATAAAATGGCAGCTGGATTTGATAGTTTCAGAGATGGTTTGCTTAAGGGTGGAGGAATCATAGCAGCATTAGGAGCAATAGCTCTTATATTCTTTGATCCAGAAACCTTAATGAAGGGTGTTACAATAGCACTTGAAAAGATCAATGAAATCGTTGCGGCCGTAGGTAAAATAATTGACGGTGATTGGAAAGGTGGACTTAATGATTTATTAGGTTTTGCTGGTGATAATAAACTAATAATTGCAGGAGTTGCATTATTATTTGGTGGTAGTATTCTACGTGGACTTGGATCTATGTTTACTACAGCAAAAAGTTTAAGTGGATTTATTGGTAAAGTTAGCAAAGTAATTAAAACAGTATCTCTTGCGCTAAGAGCCGCAGCTCTTGCAAGTGCAACTGCTATGGGTAGTATGTTAACTGGAATGATCGCGTTCTTAGCACCATTTGCAATTCCTATCGCTATCGCTGCAGGTATTGCATTAATAGTTGCCGGTATAGGTTATGCTTTAACTAAACTAAGAGACGCATTAGGATTTACTTCTGTATTTGATGTAATTATGTTAGGTGTAGCATATCTAAAAGATGGCTTTGCTCACGTTGGTAATGTCGTGATTGATATTTACAATAAAATAATGGATATCATAGGTGGATTTGCATCATGGCTAGGTTTTGATTTACCTGATCTAAAAATGAAGCGCCTAAGTACCGATAATGCAGAGAGGAAAAAGACAGAATTAGAAGAAAAGGCTCGAGCTGAAGCCGCAGAAAAAGCTAAAGCAAAAGAAATTGAGGAACACGAAGTTCAAAATGAACTTATGGGTGCAAATTTTAATAAATTAAACGATGGTGTTCCAAGCGGTGTTAATATTGGCCCGATGTCAGAAGATGAATTAAATCAAATAGAAATACTTAATTCTCAATCTGCTATAGAAGAAGCTTCAGGAGCTCAAGCACAAGATAAGATGTTAAACGATCTTGGTGTTATTAATGTTGATCCTGCTCCGTTAAATAGATTACAAGCAGTCCAAAATAAGAAAATATTAAACGCCGAAAAACTGATGAATGACGAAGCTGATCTTGCAACTGCAAGAGAAAAAGCTGGTGTAGCAGCTGCTACTGCTATTGTTACTACAAACCAGAATCAGTCCAGTGTTGATAATAGTAGTAGAGTAAACGTAATTAATAACTTTGCAAATCCAGGAGCTAGTACAAAACTTACTGGCGGTGCACGCGTACCGCGGAGATAAAAAAAAGGCCTCATTCGAGGCCTTGAAAAAACATATTCTATTTTATTCTATAAGGATGTGTCCTACTTAAAGGATCTCTCCCTAACTATCTTGTGCGAGTTTCGCGAAATAGCTCATTGTATCATCAGCACTTTCTGCAGATTCAGGTTCCGGAGCTTCAACAAAATTTGTTGTAACTGCAGGCGCTGAAGGCATTTCAGTTGCTTCCATACTAACTCCAGCGGTAACACCAAGAACTCTATTCAATTTAGCTTTAAGCTCATCGTAGCTCTTATAGTTACTAGGATTAGTGAACTCATTAAGTGAATGGAGTTTACCATACAACTCTTCGAGTTTCGCATCATCTCCGCCATGGACGGCAGATGGTGTAGCAAAATCAGACTTATCGTAATTAGTCCAACCTTCTACTTTACGAATTTTAATCCTAAAGTCAGCACCTTCCCAAAAATCAAATGGATTGATAGGATCTTCGTCAGCGAATTGAGGTTGCATAATATCCATCACTTTATCAAAGATTTTCTTACCAAATTTATAAAGGAAAACTTTTCCTTCATTTTCTGGATTAGCAGAATCTGAGACAACCATAATGTTAGACACGTGGTGTAACCTTCTTTTTCTCTCACGAGCAAGTTGCTTATCTTCGTCTCTACCAGTATTCCATAATTCTGAATTCATTTCTGAAACAGGATCAGGTTGGTTGATTGAAGTCAAGCTATTTTCGATATACCATAGACCATTCGGGCCTTTAAAGCCATGATCCCAATATCGTACCCAAGGTAAATCTTCACCTTCTTTCGCAGGTAAAAATCTAATAACGGCGTAACCATTACCAGCTTTATCTTGAGTTGGTTTCCAAAACCTATCATCTACATAAGATTTAGTTTCGGCTTTAGTGGAAACAGCTTCCGCTGCCTGTACGAGTTTGTCGATAGACGAGCCTCGCGAGCTCTTTAAGTTTGCAAAAGACATATTATTCTCCGTTGTATTGCGTTATATTTACAGTGTATTTCACTCATATTCATAATATAATATTCTTCACTATTTCCTTACAGCTAACTGCTTGGAACTTAATGAATGGTTCATATTTCGTAACTTTCCGTTTTATACTTGGCCACATAATGGTTTCAGTAATATTCTTCGATTCACGATCTATAAACCCTAAGATTGCATTCAGAATTACGATTGTTTCCAATTGTATTTCATCCTGCAACCAAAGTTTGATAACTATAGGATGTTGTCCATCTTTACTTTCTAGTATAGTGTCAAAGTTGTATGCGTTAACATCTATATAGTTACCTAATGTATTTATATCTTTTTCAAAGCTATAGTGTAAAGATTCATGAAACTTTTTCATTTTCATAAAGTTCTTTTCACCATCTTCATTTATCATATCACCGACGTAAGATACGTCATTTATAAAATTAGATACAAAATACATTTTTAATTCTTTGCCATGATGTTTCGCCAACTTAGCAAAGAAAAACTTGTCCTTCCTTTTAAAGAATGATTTAGATGATACATTTGATTTAAAATTGTATTTAACTGCATCATATGAATCACTCTCAAAGTGAAGCTTTAAAGCATTGTATAATTTGTATGATTCAAAAGGATCCATTACCAACCTTTAACAATATTAGCCATAATCAACATGGCACACATTAGATTAACTAATAGTACTACTGTTCGAATGATAGTAATTTGGTCCTCTACAGGTTTGGTATCTTCATCATTAAAAGATCCAAGTGCATATTTCCAAATTTGCCAGAATCGTTTCATACAGGTAATTTATTTCCTTTTTTTGCTTTAATTAAATTGTTATTAGTAGCTTCCGCTTCTATTTTTTGTTTCAATGATGGAGATAGCAACTTTTTAATGTTTGCATAATCCATCCCTCGTGTCTCTATAATATGAGACATGGCATCTAAATAAGACATATTATCTTTAGCGACTAAAGATTCAACAGCGATATTGAATCTTTTCTTAGTCATTATTTTATGTTCTAAAGGATCAGTCATTATTTAAACTTTCTAACACATTTTCTGGTGTAGAAATTTTATATGGATCTTGATCATGATTATCTGTTTGTCCTTCTTCAGCAAACATTTCCGACGTGATTCCGTCTTTGATAATCGCTGCATATCTCCATGATCTTTGACCAAAGCCCATATTAAATTTAGATACGTACATTCCCATCCATGATGCAAATTCTCCGTTTCCATCAGAAAGATATTTTACGTTTTTTATATCTTGGCTTTCAAACCAAGCTTTCATTACAAATCCATCGTTTACCGATGTGCAATATACTTCATCTATTCCTGCTTCGATGAATTGATCATACATTTCATCATATGTTGGAAGTTGTTTTGTACTACACGTAGGCGTAAATGCACCTGGCAAGCCAAATACAAGTACCGTTTTTCCACCGAAGACTTCCTCTCCAGTTAACATTCCTTCCGGAACATTATTAAAGTTGATATGTTTCATTTATCAGATACCCTTACCAAGATACAATCTTTATTAATTCTTCCATTGGGTACACCGATCTTGGTTGTAAAAGTGTCCCATAGGTTGTCGATTTGACGTTCGGTTTTACTCAATATTTGAGGTAAAATTTCTTGAGGTTTTCTAAGAGTTGTAATTTTAGAATGATCCTCATTCCAATTGTATAGCGTTGATCCTCTCACTTCAAATCCTTTAGCTGCATCTGATATATACATTGTTAATTTTCGTGTTTTAACGTTATATACAAACAACCTATTATTTGTTGGAATCATTACTGGATTAATTGAAACTAGTTTTGCGTCTACATCTTCTTGTAAATAATTTAGATTTACGATTTGTTTATCTGACGCTTTGACCTTTTTCTTACGAGGTAATCTTGATGCTTTTGCAGCCATTTGCACTCGTTCGAGATCTGAAAATACTCCTTCCATAAGTTTAAGCATTTTCTTTTGATTTGTTTTTGATATATGCTGATATGCTTCTACAGCTTGATCACATTTATTATTGACAGAGTCTGATACAACTTCGTATTCGCCTCTTACAAAATCACCAAATATTGTTACTGCTTGACCTTTTAATTGATATCTATTAAATAATTCATATACATCAATTGATCTTTTAAAATCACCTTCTATCCAACCATCAATAATCCAATCCCAATCTTCATAAATTGTATCATATACTTTATTCTTAATTCTTGTTTGAATTGAGATGGGTGGTGGTGCAGCTTTCTTTGCTGCTTTTGCTTCTTCTACAACTGTTTTAGCTAATTCAATCTTAGTAGCTATTTCTTCTTTTGCACGTATTATGTACTTTTCTGGTTGAGGCAATCCTCTAAAATGTAATTTACATATCATTTTTACACCATCGTTCAATTGCCAATCAGATAACTTTTTAAGTGATGATACTTCTTTTTTAGAATATCCTAATACTTCTTCAGCATATTTTAATATATCAGATTGATAATCTTTTGGTGCATAGAAATAATTATACCAATTTGCTGCTCTTGCCCACGTAGATCCGTACATATCTTCAGATACTTCTTGACCACGAAAATCTGGTTCTGGTCCCATATGAATATCTTCGATACTCCTACGGTTACCACGCATTTTAATTCTTTTCTTTTCTGTTGCTGTTTTAGCCATAATTAATCCTTATCATTATATAGGGTATATTATACCACATTTTGATCGTTAAGTACATGCTTATTATAATCAAATTTAACATAATCGATTTTTTTATTAACAAAATCTCTTGATACAACATCAATTAATTCAAAATCGATAGTATTTCCTTCTTCAAATGTACCAAATTTTTTAGTCCAATTCCAAAATATATAACTATCAAATTGCTGTCTTTGTGTATATAATCCGATGTGTACTAATCCTGATTTTGGTAAGTATTTAAATTCACATTTACCATAATTAGGATGCGTTGTATCATATGAATAACCATAGAACCTTTCATGTAACGATTCTTCTGGAATAACTTTTCCTAAATACCATTCGGGCCATTCGAAATCTGCTCTAAATGTGGTATTTTCTCCACTTAGATCTGAAGCTAGCTTATCTCTATGCTTTATAAAATCGGATGTTATTTTGGTATTTTTATACTTCATAATGAAAGATGACCGATACGATGCGGCGATAAGGAGTGTCTCTCGTTGCGAGAAAATTGCATCGTATCGGTCAAAACTATTTACCTATATGTTCCAAATCGGATTGAGGTATGACTTGATATGCACCTTTATTGTACGCTGGTGCAACTGTAAATTTCTTACTCTCTTCGAGTTTCCAAGAATCGTCATGACGCGTAATGTCAGTTTTTCTATCTGGGACGTAACTTGGGTACTTCTTATTGAAGTTTAATCGCGCCTGGTGTGAATCTAATTCGCGTTGCGTTGGTGTATATACGCTAAAAGAATCAGGGGTGCGCTTCTTTGTTTTATAAGCATTTGTTTTTCGCTTTCTGCCACACGGTGAGTATCTCATACCACCACTATAAAAATTTGTCATACCCATTATGATCTCCTTCTAAATTCATCAACCAAAGCTTCACCTTTTAGTCTTTTACCGAACCAAACAACTTCTCCAGTTGATCTTATTTCACGTTTAATAACGCCACTATTATAACCAATGTCCATGACAGATCCATCGTTTCTACCTTCTGCATAATGCATTGAGGTTAATGAATGCGCATGCACAAATGAAACTTGTTTTGCCCAATCTTCTGCTGCAAATAACATTTTTTGATACTCTACTCTATCAGTGTATTGTGTCATATCCTTTCTCGGTTGCTCGTGCTTTTTCTTGCGCGATAAGCTTATCAAGCATATTATTCCACAGATCTTTAAAGTCTGGGTTTTGAGCTCGATCAGCTGCTCTTTGCAGTGATCTTGCTCGTCTAACAAACAATTCTTTATTCGTGAATGACATTACCATTCTCCGTCACTGAATTTTGTAGCTCTATACGTATCCATGTAAGAAGAACCATCTAAAAACTCTTGATTCTGCTTATCAGTATAATACATATTTTCGCTTGAAAAACAATCTAAGCTTGAAGGTGCTTGTCTACCTGCTGCTTTTACAGTCTTTGTCAACTTTTGAGTTGCTTTAATAGCAGCTTTCCGCTCATCTAGTTTTGCAATGCTTTCTTGGAATTGCTTTTCTTCGCGCTGCTTTTCTGCTATTTTTTTGATTAATGCTAATCTATCCATAATCACTCCTTACATGATTTGTTTAATTTATAGGGGATATTATACCCTATTTTAAAGCATTTGTACATGCTTTTTTTCACTTTTTTTCGAACTGTAACATTTTAGTCACAGTTCAGAAATCTCTTTTAAGATCTCTTGTAATTTAGTATCTGTTAAATGACCTATAACGTCTTGAGTTATCGGTGTGTGATAACAAATATCTCCTTTTTCGTCGAGAACTGCAAGTTCCCATAAACCTTTTTTATTACCATAACTACCACTGTGCATAACAACAGAAGCACCATAACCATTTTCGAATTTATAAAGTCTTTGAATTCCATTTGGGAATTCTCCGAATATCGTGGTTTTGGTTGGTTCAAACATTATTTCCTGTAGACATATACGTCTAATCTTTCTGCATGACGAATAGGTAACCACATATCATAAGCATGTCGTGGTAAACCATCAGCAATTGCGTGTACTCTTCGAGGTCCTCTCGCTTTTACTTCTACCCTTAGTCTTGCTTTAGGCATTTCGCTATTAGCAATACTAATACTTTTCCTAATGCTTTTGAGTTCTTCCATTCCGAACATGCAATGAGGATCTAAAGTTGTTATAAAATTTTCTGAACTACGCATTTTTCTTCTCCAATAAAGCGTCAACTGCAAGGACATCGTTAAACGTATGTCCACCAATATTCCATTGAATTACTTCGTAATCATTACCAAAGTTTCGTGCGTAATGCCAATCGTATAAAGCAAATGTTCCAGTATCTTCGTTTGAATTATCTGTCCATTTTACTACAAATTCAGTAGTGATTTTATCACCTTTTCCTTCGAAAGCTGGTTCTCCTAAAAGATCTCTTAGATCTGCAAATGATGCCCAAATTTCACCCCTTTTAGAACCTCCTACAGAGTATTCGGTTCTATCTAAATTTTCGAATGAAAATTTATTTGACATGATCTACACCATCAATAAAATAATCTAACTCGAAATCAATTCCGAGTTTAGATTCTATAGAGCTACAAAGTAGCTCATATCCACTTTTAAAAACTTTGAAGTTTAAGTAGTCGAAAAGTGATATTTCGACTTGTGCGGGATAGCCAGTTGCTATGTGTGTAAGTCTAGCTACGTACATTATACAACCTCCAACATTGATAGTGGACAGTTCCAAATTCTTCCGTCAATTTTGACTTCAGCTTTAGTTCTGTTAATTTTAACAACTACACCGTTTTCGGTGATTTTTCTGCTGTTAACTTTCACTTTATCACCAACAGACAAAGTAGCTTTTACAAGCATATTTGCTGTAGCTCTAATGTTTTTTTGTTGATCTTTAACAAGATTAATAACAGTACTTAAAGTTTCGTTATTATCGATTTTAGCTATCAAAGTTGCTAATTTTACTATTTCACTTTTTTTCATATGCACTCCTTACAGTGTTTTATTATTTAATATAGGGATATTATACCATATCCTTTCGCAAATGTACATGCTTTTTTTCACTTTTTTTCACTTTTTTTAAACATTTTATTTGCTTGTCGCTGCAGAGATTTTTCAAGTTGTGTATCAAACCATTCTCTGAACCATTGTCTAAACTTTCCCACTTAAAAATCTCCTTCAGCTACTTGAACACACACAAGTCCGTTTCGTCTCCACATGTCGACAACTTTATTTCTGTCGTCAAACACAAGATCTGGTTTCCAATCTTGAGCGATAAGAGCATCAAGAACATCTTGCTTGAATACTTCATCAGGTCTAAAATCATCGTCACCTCTAAGAAAACAATGCATAAAATCTACACCACAATCTCTGATTTGAGATTCAGTGATATCTCTATGTCTTTCGTTTCTTGCAGAACAAATTACAATCTCATGACCTACATCGGACATTTCTCTTGCGATTTGCATAATTGGAAAGTTTGGAGTATCATGCTCCATTGCATTGTTAAATGCTTCCCAATCGTTATTACCATTTTGAAGATGTACTCTCCTATGTTCTATATCCATAAGAGTTCCATCAACATCAAATATTACTTTCATTATTAGTCTTCTCCCCACACTATCATAAGTGTGAAATAAAATGTTAAAATTATTGTTTTAACTATCATTATGCCACCTTCAATGCAGCAGTTAATTCTTCCTTCATATACGTATAAGGAAGACCGAAGGTATATTGGACAAATCCAACATCATACTCATCTTTGAGACCTTCAGCATCAAGCATCCAACGAAGAGCGTCTTCGCGAGATGCACCCATATTTTCAAGATCAGAGATCTGATTCTCGAATTTAGCAATGCTAGCTCTTTCTTGAGCTTCCATTCTTTCCATTTCTTCAGCAATTGCAGAGCTGATTGAATCAGCTTCAGCTTTAAGCTGCTCAAGAGACATTGCGTCAAAGTCGTAATGACGACCTTTCGTGCCATAAGCATCCTTATGACCTTCGTAAATGTGAGTGATTAACTCATCTCTTTCGAGCTGAGCAAGTGTAAAGATACCACGATCTTCCCAATGCCTTACGTCAGTAGGATAAAGTCCTGCCCAACGATTCTTAGGATCTTCAGCAACCCAAGCCTTAGTTTTAAGGTTAGCTGCCTCGATGTGGTTTAATAATTCTTTTGATACTTTCATAAACACTCCTTACTTTGTTTAATTATTTAATAGGGCTATTATACCATATAAAACCGGAAATGTACATGCTTTTTGTGATTTATTTTCACTTTTTTTCATATTGTGACATTTATGTCACTAATTTCCACGGAAAACACTTTGCATATAGCTCGAATTCGAGTTTCTTAGCTTCGCGCTCGCTTGGATATTCTTTTCTTATGAATTGCTTTACATGTACCATTTCGTGAGCTATGGTTTGCATTTGTTCGAAGAACGTTAAAGGTTCTCCTTCGCAAGTTCTTGAGATCTCTACCTCAATTTCTTCAGCATCGTCCCAACACAAACCTAAAGCATCAGTATCACATTTTGTTACAAATCTGATACTAAATTCTGCTTTTTTGAGATGCGCTATTTTAAGCTCACGACATAGATTTTGTACATATTCCTCAACCGCAGCTGAGTTCTTATGTCTACCTTTTATACTAAAGATCAATGTAATGGTCTCGTTTTACCTTCAACAGTAATTGTCTCTAAATCATAATTATCCATTATGATTAGACCTAGCCTTTCTTTAAGCATATCGAGTAATAATGCCCATGAATCAAGCACAGTCTTAGAATTATCCAATGCGAGTTGCATTTCTTTGTAATTAAGAGCAATTTCTAGAACTTCTTTTGTAGCTCTATCGGTAATTGTTATTCCGTTAACTAAACGTTTATGCTTAAAAATCATTTTTCCACCTCCGCGTCATACTCTTCCTGTGTTAGGAAGGTAACGACTTCGCCGTCTAGCTCCATGGTCCAGTTATCATCATTCATAATATTATGCCTTATTCAATTATTTAATAGGGCTATTATACCACACTGGCCAGGAATGTACATGCTTTTCTTAGATTATTTTGTTATATACTACTTACGGTATATTCCAGGGGAGAATATAGAGATGGTTTCTTCTTTACCCTTTACTTTGATATCACCAATCTTCTCACAGAAATATCCTTCTGGGAGTTGTTTCATTGTAAAGCTTGAGATGATAGTTTTGTAATCTATGTATTCATGACGGGCAGCAGTTGCCTCGAGTCGAGCAGCAAGGTTGACTGCATCTCCAATAACCGAATAGTCAAATCTGGATTCACTACCCATGTTACCAACAATACAATCCCCGGTGTTAATGCCAGTCCCAACATTGATATCAGGAAGACCACGTTCTTTATAGATTTCTTTGAGTTCATTTACTTTTATTTCAATTTCCATTGCTGATTTAACTGCCATTTCAGCGTGATTTTTACAAGGTAATGGTGCATTCCAAAATGCCATTATGCAGTCACCCATATATTTGTCAATTGTTCCTCCATTTTTGAGAATGATTTTTGTCATTGCATCGAGGAATTCATTGACTAATTCTACTAATCCTTCGGGATCATCTTTATTCTTATAATATTCCGATATTGGGGTAAATCCACATATATCCATGAATAAAAATGTCATTTCCTTTCTATCACCCCCAAGCTTCATTAAACTTGGATCTTTAATCAACATATTCACCATATCAGGTGAAAGATATGTACCAAACTGACCTTTAATTTGTTGTCTTAATTTAAATTGGATCCAAAAGTTATTAAAACTTGCATGCGCGAAGACTATTATATATAATACTATAGCGAATGTCCAATCAAGGAGATATAGTGAATTCGTCCAAAAATAGCTGGAGAAATAGAAGCTTACAGCACCAACAACGCCAAAGGCGCCTAATCCGATTATCGCAGGAAAGAAATAAACACATGAAAGAATCAACAGAGACCCAATTAGAATTAGACCTATTTCCGCCAAATCAGCCCAATAAGGACGGATTATTGAATCCTCTGAAAGGATCGAAGATAGAGCCGATGCTTGAATCTCATGGGGAAACTTTAACCCTAACGGAGTCAGAATCTCAGGCACAATCCCAAGAGCCGAAACACCAATCAGAACTGTTTTCCCACGAAGATCTGGAAGAGTGTCAACTCCCGCTTCATAACGATCGTGCGTTATTGAATAGTTAATATAAGCTGTTCCATCCGAATTTGTTTTTGAATGTAATTTTGGTGGTATAAAAAGATCTACTATTCCAAGATCTGGATCAGTATTAATTGTATAACCCTTTGTCTGATTCTCAGCTCTAATAATTTCTACCGATAATGATGGATATCTTTGACCATTAACTTGTACAACTAAAGGAAACTTACGTACTATTCCATCAACTTCTGGAGCTACATTAGATATTCCTGCTCCCCAAGCATGTCTTTCAACTATTTCTACATTTGTTAGAATTTTTTCGTATTCTTGAAGAAATTGCATAGGATCGCCTTCGCCTTTCATGGCAGTTCCAACATATGGAGCTACGTCTGATCTTCCACGAGGATCGGCTTTTTGTGATAGAACCACTCCAGAGTCTTTAATCCACGATTCAAATGCTGGATCTCCTCCAAACCTGTCGGCCTCTGGGAACATAATCGTAAAAGCCTTAATTTCGGCATTTGCATTTATTAAGTCAGATATCATTTGGGCATAGTATTGACGAGGTAATGGAAATTGACCCCATTTTTCTAATGTACCTTCTCCAATTTCATAAAGAATTACATCTTCGTCTTTTTGTTTGGGTAGTGATTGAATTTTTGCGTCAAATCCCATAAGCTGGATTTGTTCAATTTGAGGAACATTGGATATTTTAAGAAACAATCCAAATGCAATAACAGCTATAACTGTCCAAATGCTTGTTAAATATTTCATACGTATATGTCTAGAATAGACCCTTTCTTCGATTGTGGAAATCCATATTTAAAATATAAAAATCTTCTTCTCATTAATTTATCCAACAAACTGGATAAACACACCAATATGGATTTGCAAAACCTAACATCCACAATATAAGAATCCATAATGGGATTTGAACCCACGTTTTTCCTTTAGACCATTCTCTAAATCTTATAGCATACGGGGCGAGTTTATTAAAAATCCAATTTGACATTAGTTTTGTGTAACACTAACCGAACATCCACCTGATGTTTGGCAATTTTGAGTTAATGAATATGATTGAGCTGTATTACTAGTTTGAGTTAAATTAAATGTAGTGGGATTTGTACCAGTCAAAGTTACTGTAGCATTATGAGCTCCATTACCAGATTGTGTGATTGTACCTGTATTTCCGTCATTGTATGTTATCAATGAAAGTGTCTTAGCACCATCTGTTTCTTGTTTAACAAAAAATTCATTGTTATCTGAATAATAATAAATTGTAGCTGTGTGTCCGTTATAATTATTTAAACTACCATTTCTTTGATAACCTACTAGTTTGTTATCTTCTCCATGAATATCTAAATTTAATCTATGGCCACCACCTTCATCTCCATCGTTTGAAAAAGTTGTATCATTTATATCTGTCAATATTGTACCTTGACCCCAACGAACTACGTTGTTTGGATGATTAATATGAAATCCTATAACTGATTGAGAACAATTACCGGCTCCTCTTGTACACTTTTGTTCAAAATGTAAATTATTACCAGAACCGTCTAAATCACCACCATAAGCTAATCCTGATCCCCAATAGTCAACCCAAGATATTTTGTTATTATTACCTTCTTGTTTAAAGAGTAGTGTGTTATTATCGTGAGCAATAGAAAGATTGACTTTATTATTATAACCTATCTGTTCAATATTCAAATTCAAGTTATCTGTTGATACACCTGATACTTGACTTATGATAACTGAGTTTGTATTATCCGCTTTGACGTATGATGATAACGACAGACTGACCATCGCCAACACTGATAAGATTTTTCTTACCTTCATTTTCACTCTCCACTGTTGTATTTGAATCTATCGGAATTCTTACCGATATAACTCCATTTACTTCTCTATAAAACCAAATTTGACCAGCACCTTGATCTATTATTGTATTATATTGTGTATTTTTATCAAATCCTAAAGCAGTACCAACTATATTTCCGGAACCACCTGCAGATGATAAAATTTGTTTATTTTTTAAAATATTTATTTCTTCTAAAGCAACCAATATGTCTTGTAAAAAGTCGACATCAAGTAAATCCATATCGAGTTCATTGAATTCTAAATCATCTTCTGCTAAAAAATCATCGGCCAGATAATCAGTATCGAGCTCAGTGAAATCAAGTAGGCCATTAGAATTGACCGCAGTATTAGCTTGAGTTTCCTCTTGTTGATCCTGTATTTCTTTTGGTGGATTAACAATAAACATATTGTCAATCATATTTAAATTTATATTTTGAAGCGTAACTGGTTGTGCTGGTGCTGTATCATAACTTGACACCATTGTGGCTTGATATGCTTCTGTAAGGACTACTACACCGCCCTCATTTGTTACCGTAATTTCTCCTGACGGTGAACAATCACCATCTATAGTACATTCAGTTTCCGGAAGGAGAATTACTAAACTTCTTCCCAATTCATCAACTGAAGTCGTAAAATCCGTCCCACGTACGCCCACTGTGGCGGTTGGAGTATCAATTACTATATTTTCTTTAGGTAATAAACCTAATCTGCCAGTAGAAAATCTTGCAGTACCACTGACCATTTTCATTCCAATTCCACCATCTTTGGTTTTAGAATTGTAATAATATTCGTATAATGTAACTTCCGTATGTTCAGTTAATCTAAGTACAGAAGAATCAATAAAATCTAATTTTAATCGACCATTAACTGTTTCAATATGATCCATTGCAATAACGCCTAAACCAAGATCAGTGGCAAATGACTCACCTTCACGAGTAATTCCACCACTGCCCTTGTGTTCAGTTATATTGCCAACATCATTGGCAAAAGCTGTTGAACTAATCAGTAATAGACTAGTCGCCAGTATCTTTTTGTTTAATGTCAACAATGCCATTCTCTGTGTCAAAATCCGCGTTTATTATTCCATAACATCCACTCACGCCAGTTGGGCATGTACCAGATGATTGAATAATATCGATATCTCCATTTGAACCTATGTATTCCATTGTTAATGAATTATCTGCACCATCGGATTGTGCTGTTAAGAAGTTATTTGAACTTCCTACAACATCCACATTCCAAGTTACATCATCAGCATTAATATCAATGTTCCATACGTTTGATCCACCGGTTATATCTAAATCAAAATCCAATCTTTCAGCTGAAGCTGTATAACCCCAATCTATATCGAAAGTATTTGAAGAACCGGTTATGTCAACATCCATTACAGATGAATCAGCACTTCCACCATAACCTACGTTCCAATCCCATATGTTACTATTTCCAGTTAACTTTAAGTCAACATCAGTAGAATCAAATAGTGTTGGACCAAAGATTTGGTTCAAGTTACCTATCATATCTATATCCATTGTGACAGTGTTACCAGTCAAAACCCAATCAGTAGCACAATCTGCACTTGAGATAGTTCCACAAAGCTTATTACCATAACCGATTTGGTCTACGTATAGCCTTAGTGTATCTCCAGATTGATCTAAAAGAATTTTGTTATCATTGGCTCCAGCGAACACAACTACGGGGCATAATAAAAGAGCGAATGCGATATATCTTTTAAAAATATTCATCCTCTTATTTCCTCTATTGTTTCAGGGGTAATAACTTCTTCCGGAATGTTTTCTGGATCTTCTATTGGCTTAGTATATATAATTTCAGCTTCGTCTATAATCTGTTCGACTTTATTTTCAATGATTTGTTTCATTGGCCAATTTATTTTCCAAAAATCTAATTCTTCCCCCTGGTATATCATTTCTAACACAGCTGCTTCAATTGTTGAGCGAAGCGACCGTGTCACCGATTCGTTTTCTGTCATCCCATCTTCTATTTCTACAAGTTGAGTGTCCATATCAACGAATTTAAATACGTCATAGCCATCAGCGATCGACAAAATGGTTTTTGACGTTTGCACATTTAGTAAAATCTCACCTGTCAATGTGCTGACAGCTCTTAATGAAACAGTTACTATGTCTCTTCGGTATTGTTGTGAATAACCAATACCAAGAGTTCGAGCTCCCATTCCCCCAGTCTCGATATTAGTATCGAATCCAATGATACCTCCTTCAAGAATGATCCCTGCGAAAAGAAGCGGGGCTAACCCAGTTTCATCCTTTTCACCATATTGTTCTCTTGTAGTACGAACGATTTGACGTTCTCTTGTAAGATGATCTATTCCTACGCGTTCTACTACTCTAAACCATTGTCCTTTTCCTGCATTTTTTAATGCGTCAATAAGCATTGTATCACCGCCTTGTGATACTGCTGTACTGAACATTGCAGCATTTCCTTTTTGTTTTCTTTGTCCTGTTTTATCAGGAAATCCGTATACTGCTACGACTATTTGTTTTTCTGCTGGTGGTAAATTTCTTAATTCTTCATGTGTAGGTAACTCAACAACTTCTGGTGATTCTACACACGCTAAATTTAATGCAGGATTACAATTTGTTGCTGATAATCCTCCTGGCGGGACAATAGAAGCACATCCTTGCATAAGAAGGACTCCTATTAATAATATAAGCTTCTTATCCACCAGTCGATCCAGCGCCAATTGGAATTACTATTTGTGTTTCTGTTCCATCTTCAGCAACAATAGTCATAACAATAACTTGTTCACCCTGAGTACAAGCCCATAGACTTTCATCACATATCGTTTTTTGATATGTAATTGTATTTCCTTCTAGGACAAAACTACCAAATGTTGTTTCTGTACATGTTCCTGCAGCTATTGCTTCAGCTGTACATGATTGAAATAATGATTCTACAAGCTGTTTAGATAATTGAGCATAAATTCTCGATTCGAGATTACGCATAAATTTTGCTAATGTTGTATTTTCTGCATCTCTTTGTGCTGCTTGTAATGCACTCTCTATTTTTTCAGCTATTGCTTGTCTTCTACTAAATTCCTGATTCTCAATTGTAAGATAATGAGATGAGGTTCCTACTCCGCTGAACGAAGGATTTTTAAATTCATGTACTAATTCATCGCCATATATATCTTCAGCGGATCCAAGTAAAAAAATAACTATAAAAGCCCATATGGCTATTTTAGAATTACGACTTATTAGTGGTTTTATTTCTTCCATTTTTTTTCTCCATAAGAGCTTCTTTTTCTTCGAGATCTTCGATGAATTTTTGTCGCTCTCTGTATTCAAGTACAACATTTACTTTTTGTTGTAATCTAATCATATCTTGATCAAGCATTCGTATTTGATCAATTAATCGAATTAATGCAAAATGCATTTCTTCTATTTTAGGTTCCAATTCATCTGAAATAAATTTCCACACATAATATATGAAATATCCCATACCCACAGCCAAAACGACTGGGAACCCATAATCATTTATTAACGCTACAATTGTAGGATCTTGGCTTACTTCCATTAATCCCTCCTAGCATCAATTTTACCGTCTTCAACAAAGTTTGACGCTCTTGCTACTCTGTCTACTGGCGGTGTTAATTCTAAAGCACTACTTACCAATAAGTCTATTTTTACAATCTCATTATTCATTGTAGTAACTCTTGTTTCTAAGCTTTTTGTAAACATAGTAAGAGTACTAATTGAGTCAACGAGACCTCCTAGTATCTGTTTTAATATCAAAAATATAAAATAGCCCATAACTAATGAGCCGGCGATAGGAGTACCTACCTCCATTATAAGTTCGAATATTTCCATAGTACTATTTATACTATGCACGATTCTAGATTACTAAAAGGCTACTGATTCTCCACAACCACAGGACGCAGTTGCATTAGGATTTATGAATTTGAATTCTGAATTGAGTCCCTCAGTAATGTAATCTAAGGTTAATCCAGTAAAATTGTGAAGTTGGCCAGTTTCTACTACTATAAGAAACTTTCCGTAGTCTATGATATGATCATCGCCAGTGACTGTATCAGCAAAAGCGATAACATATTTAAAACCGTTGCAACCGCCAGGATAATAACCAATTCTGACAGTATCATTCCCCTCATTTTGGGTTTGTTTGAGTAATTGTTGAATTGCTTCATTAGTCAACTCGATCATTAGGTTCTCCATTGTGCTGTCTATGGGCTTTTTTATCTTCCCAATTTCTTATTGCCTGACGAATCGAATCTTCAGCTAATACAGAACAATGAAGTTTGATAGCCGGAAGTTCTAATATTTCGGCAATATCTTTGTCTTTAACAAGTTTTGCCTCTTCTATGGTTTTACCCATTAGCATATCAACGAATAATGAAGAAGATGCGATAGCGGATCCGCATCCATAAGTTTTAAATTTAACATCAACGATTTCTTCGTTGTCATTCAATTTCAGTTGTAGCTTCATGACATCACCACACGCGGGTGCGCCTGTCATTCCGGTTGCTACATTGGATTCTTTTGGATCGAATCGGCCTACAGAGAATTTCTCTGGAGAATTTAATACATTATTAAATCTGTCTATTACCTTCTGCGAATAGGCCATGATTCATTTTTAGTTAGCGAATGCTACTGAAACAGCTAAAGAAGTAGCTACTCCGGTAAGTGTATCAGATGGAGCTTTAGCGATTAAAACTGATTCTCCTGCGGCTAATGTCACAGTTGCTAGTGTAGTACCACCTGCAGCTTTTTGTGTAATAACTTGCACTGAAGTTTTATTGTTTAAAACCCTTACTAATTTAGCAAACCCAACATTAGATGCTGAAGCTAAACCTGCTTCTGATCCTAATAGTCTTAATACTGCCATTTTGTTTTCCTCTTAAATAACTATTTATATATTTTCAAGTCTCACCATGAGCCTTTCTGCTCTATTTGTGACTTGTTTATGCCATCTTGAATCTCTTCCTTCGACAGCTGCTGTTTTCCAATCACCGCACTGAAGCGCTGTATTGTGTTTTTTAAATTTAGAAAGTCGAGTATAACCCATGTTAAACATCATATTTGCAATGATCTGTTTTGCTTCCTCGGGATATCCATCCCAACCTTCATGCAATTTTTTACAATCGGCAATTACCGTTTGTACATCCTTCTCAAAAACTTCATAAACGCGTTGTTCGGTAACTGGTGTGCCCAATGGTTGACCCTTTTCTTGATCACCATCAATAACCAAATGACCGATACCAAAAGTAGCATAGCCAAGATGATCGTTATAAATTTCATTGACCTGTCCTTCGTCTATTTTTAGTTGCTCTCTTAATTTATTAATATCCATTTGTGGTATCCTCATTTTATGATGTTAGCAATAACATCTTCAAATTGTTCAATTTTCTCTGTCCTATTTGGCCAAAGTATGTATTCCTTTTCAGGATTTTTCTTCAAGTTACTGAGCAATGGTAATATTGCATTATATAACTTACCTAGTTTTGCTTCAGCTGCAGCTAATTCTGATGCTGCAGTGTCAGCGGTTTTACTTACGGTTTGTACAGCTTCGAGTTCATGTTCATCAACTGCTGTAAAACCAAAGTCAAAATCTAAATTGTCTAAATCTGCCATTTTATACCTCGTATGTATTTATATCTTTATACTTAGCTTTTCTCGGCAAAGTTTTAGTTTTATCTTTTTCCACGCGAGTAACAGTATGAGATGGTGTTACCTTTCTCACTTTGATTTCATGCCTCGGTGGCATTTTAATTTTAAACGTCGTAGTTGTCATTTCTTGCCGTGTATGGTGTTAAAGCAAATCGTTTAGATGGATTTACAGATACACCAAAAAGTGTTATTAAATCTCTATTACACAACATCTCTGATGCTGTATTTTTAAGCGATAATCCTAAATGTATTAGATAGGATCTATTATTAAATGTTATTGTATGTTCAATAACTGGTCTTTCATCGACCGTTTCCATATGTCTTGCTTTAGATAAACCAATAAGATCAGATTCAAATTTCTTACCATTCTTTTTCCAAAATACTTTTTTATCTTTTACCTTAAGATCATCAACCATTAACATTGATGCATTTGTTCCATTGCCGGTATCAAGTTTAGCTCGTATTGGATCATCTTCCATACCTTCAAGGATAATTGTTTCAATAAAACCTGCTTCAAGTCTAAAGAATTTAGTTCTATTATTTTCTTCTAACAAATATTTTAAAAATATATCAAATAATTTATTGTCTGATTTTTTACCTACAGATTTTTGTGTATCTAAATCATATGCGTTATAATGTGACTTTACACCAGGAGATCCATTTACCTCTAAAATATAAATCTCTCCATCAACTATACAATGATCTACACCAACATAATATCCTCCACTTACTCGTGAAGCTGCAAGAATTATTTCAATTTCCCTTTCCTTTAATATATAAGGAACCGTATCTGCGCCTTGATGAACATTTGATCTAAATTCAGAACCTTTAGCCGTGATTCTTTTTGCTGCACCTAATATTTTACCATCAACTACAAGAGTTCTGATATCATATTCCATTTCTAAGAATTCTTGCATCAACAGCTGTGCATCAAACTTCCATAAAGATTGACATACAGACCTTAAAGAACTCATCGAATCAACTTTTGTTACACCTACACCTTGCGTTCCGGTCAAAGTTTTAACAATTACAGGAAATTTACTACCAATTTGTTTATGAGCAAATTCGATACTTTCATCGTTGTTCAATATAACTGTGCGCGGTGTTTTAACATTTGATCTATTCATAGCAATTGTAGTTGCCATTTTATTATCACATAACATCATGGATTCAAGATCATTAACCATAAAGAATCCCGCGGTTTGTAATGTAGATACTAAAGCTTGTCCTACCTGAGTCGCAATTGCTCCACCTCTTGTAAATACGATTGTTGAATCTATATTACATGTAACCTTTTTACCTTCTCCATCGATATTACGAATATCAACTTTTCTCAGTTCAATATCGGCATCACCTAAATATGCTTTATCAATATCAATTAAATTGCATTCTATATCATTAAACGAACATACATCAGCCATAACTTTTGCTGCTGTTCCATCGTCCAGTGAATTAGCCAATATAATTACAGACATTTTCATGTTCTTTTCTTTGGCTTCTGTGATATAGTTATAATCGTACATGGTTCTATTTATACCTATTCGGATCTTATATATGCTTTTACGAATTCATCTTTAATTAAAACAGCTGCTTTTCCATCTACGTTGATAGGCATAGATTCTGACCATTGCACATATACTCTATCTCCTGTAAATAGTCCTTCAACATGTGGACCGTATGCTAATACAACTCCAGGTTTTGCTGCTTTATCTATTTGAGCATCAGCGGATAGAATAATTCCACCTGCTGTTTTCTCTTCTTTTTGTGCTTCCGCTACTAATACATAATCATGTCTTATTTTCATTTTCCCATTCCTCTAGTTTTTTAAGTTCTCGATCTACAATTTTTTCTAGATCTTCTACATCGGGTAACATATCCCAATCTTCTTCGGTGGTGGAGCTGACAGGGGTCGAACCTGCGACCTCATCCGTGCAAGGGACGCGCTCTCCCAACTGAGCTACAGCCCCACGTTTTTTCTTTCCAAATATTCTATCCCAATTATCTGCATATTTGTTTTCATCAGATTTTCTTCGTTTAGAACCTTTTCCTCCATGCCATTGATCAGTCATCATATTCTGGTAGTTGATAATAAACTACGACTTCTTCCTCAGCTTTGATATTTCTAATAGCGAACATTTCTCTTTGCCATCCAAGATCATGATCTTGATTCCAATAGATCCATGCATTTGGTGTTTCTGAGTGATTTACAAAACCTCCTAATGGTGTTCTTATCCATTCAGATCGTTGTATTTCCCATACGTGAGATATACCTAAAAAAGTTCCTGCAGGAATAGTTTCGGTTGCAACTAATCCTAAACCATGACTTGCTGGTTGTATTGTAAGATCATGCCTTAAAGGCGTATAAGTACCTTCGAAATTCATAATTTAACTCCTGCTCTTCGAGCATCAATAATTCTGCCTTTCTCACGGATCTCTTTAGATCTATCAGAAATGGGTTTTAGCATCCAAGCGTATTCTTTAGGCTTCTTCTTTTGTGACATAAACAATATTAACTCCTCTCCTCACAAGTTCATTCCGTATCTTTTGCTTTCTTTTTGGAGTAGTATTGTTTGCATTGAGAGCATCGAATAATTCATTTTGTGAAATATTCTTTATATAATAATTAGTAGTTGTAGCTTTCGCTTCTCCTCTTAATCTTTGTGTAACTGATGGTTTAAATTTTATAGGGGGCATATCACTTCACCGTTGAAATGCTGCCACTTTTGTTTACTCTATATGCTTCAAATGTTATATGTGGATATTCATCCTTAAGTGATGTTAAAGCTAATAGATTTTCCATGGCATCATCGAATAATCTTATTCTTGTATATAATCCAGTATCTAGATATTTTCTAAATACCACTTCTTTGTTTTTTGCAGAACTATCTAATCCGATATTTCCTGCCCTTTCGACATAAACATTGCTCATGTCGATTCCTTGTGCTTCAAAAGTTTTTATGAATAGATCTCTGTCATCCATATCTCCTCTTGCGGTAACAACGATTACTTTGGAACCTTTCTTCGTTGCATTTTTTATAATGATTTTTGCTTTTGCAATCATCTTACCAATTGGTGTAGATGTCTTATAAAAAATCTCAGCAGACTTAAATTGACCAAAGTCAAATGTTTCGCCTTTTTGCAATTTATATGTATTAAATTGTACGTTATTTAACTGTTTAATTATCTTACCGTTACGTAATACACCTATTTTTGCTTTAGTATGAAAGAGAGTTTCATCAATATCAAAAATAGTAAGCCCCTTTCCAGCGGCTGCCTCGATGATATATTCTATGAGTTCTCTTTTCATAGATCTATTTATATACGTAAATCTTTTAGAACGAAATAACTCTCAAGCGTATGTAATTTATCTTCTGCTTCAGCAATTTTAGTAATCTCTAGATCAATAGTTTCAATAACATTTGGATGTTCTCCAACTCCTACTGAGTTTTGTAAATAGATTTCTACATTTGCTTGAGAAGTTTTAATAATACCTTTGTAATGTGCTTTTAGTGCATCAATTAATATATTTCTCATTTTATCTCCCAAATAATTTTCTTCGTTTAAATTCGTTAATCACTTTGATTAACCCGCGTGTCCAATTATCACGATGTTCAATAAACACCTGAGGTCCTGTATCACCCGCAATACAAATAACTAATTGCGTAATTGGTTGTCCAGTTCTTTCTTCCCACATAATAGCATATGCTGCTGCTTGCATAAAGTAAGAGTGAATCCATTCTTTTTTCTTAAACTTTTTAGATGTTTTCCAATCTATAATAGAAGTTTTACCTTCCCATTCACCAACACAATCTACTGTACCAGCTACTCCTAAATGTGATGAAAACATTCGTTTTTCTGTTGCATAAACCTTTGATAATTTATCTTCAATAATAGGTTTAATTTCTTTAAAATTTTGTAATGCTAAAAGATTCTTTGTTTCTTTAATTTCTCCTAAAACAAAAGCTTCAATCATATCATGAACTTCTGTACCTTTGCCTGAAGCTTGACGTGATATTCTATTAGCTTCTTCTTCTCCAACTCGAGCTCTCCATTTCTGAATACTTTCTTCGCTTAATATAGATAATACGTTTGTAATACTATAATAACGATTAGTTTCTGGATCTTCATACCATCTACCTGATTCGTGGTTAACTTGTTTTAAACCATAATCTTCGGTATTTAGTGCTAATTCAATCATTTTGTTTTTATATTTCCTTTTAATCGTGGAGGTAAACCACTCTTAATTCTATCTTGGACTTCTTTCCATCCACTTCCAGCTTGTCTGAGAGTTGCACCTTCAGTACCAGTAATGTGATTTGGAACTCCTATTTGTTGTTGCAAATTAGGATTTTCTTCTTTAAATTTATCAAGATCTTTGTAACTCATAGTATACTCAGTTACTTCACCTGTTTCTAAATCTTTAAAATCATATCGAGGCATTAAACCACTCCGGTTGTGGGCGTTTTGTCCACGCCATTTTAAATCGTTCTTGTTTTGTCATATAAAAATTTCTATATGATTCTACTGCATCTTCAGTTATACATTGTGGAAATGAAGCCATTGCTAATTTGAATGGAGTCATTTTTTTAACAGGTATATTGTGAGGCAATTTCGATAAAGCTTTTCTAAGCTTACTATCTGTGCTATGCACTTTACCATATCTATACGTATATTCGTCGCATAGAGCAGCAAAATGTACGTAATGCCACCTGTAATTATGCATAGATTCTCGTGTCCATACTGTAGAAGGATGGTTGAAATGACATGCTTTGTATAGCAAATCTTCTCTTTCATCTTCTAAGTAAAAGTATTGTAACATAGAACCAGACTTTGAAGGTCTACGTTCCATTGTGCCATCAACCATACGATGCACAGTTGAAAGCATTTGTGCTGATTCGACTACCATTTTGACAACATGTTTATCACATTGCATTTGGGCTGCTATCACGGGATCATTATCTAAAATAAATATATTCATAGGGCCTATTATACCACACTTTCATAATAAAGTACATGCTTATCTCTAAAAGATTATCCCAGATCTGCAGATCTGGGACAACCAAAGTTTTTTGTTAGTAATCCTCCTTCTATAAAATAAGTTAAAAAACAAATCATATATTATTGGTGATCACCTCCTTAGAGATATTTTATTTTTCTACAGCTGCCTGTTCTTTCACTTCAGGTGCTGTAACCGTTTTGATAAGATCTGGAAATGTATCTTGTACTAACTTAAGCGTTACTCCTTTATATCTTCCAGTAAGTTTCTTATCTTTCATTGCCAATACTAGTTCCGCTTCATTTTTATGAAGAGATTCTAATACTTCAATGAACATACTTTCACGTTTGACAGAAGTAAGCTTATCGCCTCTTCCGCCTTTCATGAAATATTTGCCAAACCTAGGTTGTAATTTATACAAATTGTTTGGTTCAAATCCTTTTGGAGCGTCATCTTGCTTGTATGGTGGTTCACCTTTAGGTAAATTCCACTGTACAGAATCATCAAATCCGCCCTTTAAAATTGTGATTAGTGCAACCGAATAGTTGTCTTTTAGATATTCTCTTCTAGCTTCTTGAGAATCGAGCTTAGCTGCTCCCTCAAGAATTTCTGAGATCATTTTCTTTTTAGCCATTGTAAAATTCCTCCACTGATTCAATCAAATTATTACATCTGTTTTTAACTAAATAATTTAAAACCTTCATACGCATTGCTGGTTTTTGGTTGTTATAATTATCTATAATACTTTGAAACCTATCTGAAGGAATATCGTGCAAATCTATCAAAGTTTTATTTCTTTGAAAGTTTCTAAATTCTTCTGTGGTCATTACTTCGTCTAATTTATCGGCATTGTGTGCAAAATGTTCAATCTTCTTTGCTGTCATAGGAGATTGCCTAATTTCGTCCACAAAGGTATTATCACCAGATAATATATTAGGTATACCATCACCTTTATCTCCTTTTAATATATGTTCAAAGAGATATTTGCGTGGGTTTGGATCGGAAACCGCTTTCTTTTGTATTGGAGAAAACTGTTTTACGTTCGAATATCTTTGTAATTGTATAAAATCTTTATCAGAAGATATAATCATGATTGGTTCATTTTTACCAAACTCTTGTGAGTCTATTGTAAGTGCACCTATAACATCATCTGCTTCACAACCTTCCATATGTACTACTTTATATGGAAAATGATTTGCTAAATCTTCTCTGATTTGATTTAATACTCTAAATATTTCATTCCAATCTAAGTTGGATTCTGTTCTGTTTTTCTTTCGTGCAGCTTTATATTGTGGGAAATATTCTTTTCTCCACGTATTAAAACCATCTGTGCATATAACCATTTGGCCATATTCATCACGATATTTTTTATTATACATACGAATACTGTTTAGTATCATATGTCGTATTAGCTCTTCGCTATCTACTTTTTGCACTATTATATTACTTAGTGCTATTTGGCTATAATCAAGCAAAATCATTTGGATCATCCTCAGGTTCGTTAAATATGTCAGAAAGATCTATATTTTTTTGATCAGCATATTCGAGTACTTTTAATTTACCATACACCGTTGCCAAATCATCTTGTAATACATGATCAATCTCTGCAGATCTCATAAACGTTGCAACTAACATATTTAGTATAACATATAAGTCTTTATAAGTATCACTATCAGGATTTTGTATATCCATGTTATCTGATAAAGGACTCCAATCTTGTTGTTCGATTGTTTCTTGTATAATATGCATTGCAAATCTAGCTAACTCAATTGAGTCTTCTTGTAGATTTTTTCGTTCCAATACTCGTTCTGTCATATTTTCAGACATACGATCTGGGAATTGAATTATGTTACTTTTTTTCTGCATTTGGTATATTATACCATACTTTCTAATGTTTGTACATGCTTTATTTAATTAAATGCTTAACAGAATTAGACCCAATACGACAATTGACAATACCATTATAATAATCATCTGATAATAATACGTCGTGTTCGAATTGAAGTTTTGTTTCCATGTATGCACACTCGCCCTTAGTCTTACAGAATACCAAAATTTCGCGATAGAAATTCTCAATACCCATTTTTTCCACGTCTTCCGTAAGGTGTCTACTAGACCCATAATAATCTCTCCAGTCAGATTCTACTTTAAGTTTCTTTCTTCGTTTTCGTGTTTTTGTGATGGGAAGTGTTTTGGATTTCCAAAAGAACTTCTTTCCAATGTATTTCCTTTGATTCTGTAGGTTTGTTATCATGTATACAAAACCATACATTTCTTCTGGATTGAATAAGTCGTCTTGCGGCCTTTCCCATAATTTACCTTTATAATACCATTCGCTCATATATTTATTTATATGAGTTAATTGATTGCCTTTTTGATTGTAATTTCATCTCTTGCACATGCTATTTTAATAGAAGGTATATCTATTGACCACATTTTCTCTGCGGTTTCTTTCATTACAAGAATGTTTTTATAATTATTATTCCAAAAATCTCTAGGATCTACATTTGTTTTTTTAGATTCGTGCGGAACAACAGTTAAAAAAGGACCATTTTTATCTCGTTTAAGCTGTGTAACAAAACCTATATTTTTAGGTAAATACTTTTTAGGTAAATCAGATTCTATATACAAGCATTTAAATTTAGAACATGTTTTTGGTCTATCATCATATATGGTACATCGATTATTATCAGCAAGCTTATTACATCTACCCCATTCATAATGAATATCTAAACTCTTTATTACAATTTTATTTTCATCAAGGAATCCAAATGATTTGCAACAAGAATGACAATCTCCACATCTGTCAATTTGTTGCAAACTCAATCGTCATCATCCCTATAGTAATCTATATCATCATTTATTTCATCAAAGTCAATATCTCTTTGTCCACAAAATGGACAATATGTTGGCGTTAATGGTTCATCTTCATCAGATTTATATTCTATCGTACTTTGATTATAACAATAATCACACTCTATTATTTTAATGGACATTAGATTTTTTCAAATTCTACCCATCCTCCAATACCTTCTCCATCTATTGATATCTGAGGAAAAGTTCTTGCGGTTGGGAATTTTTCAAATAACTCTTCTCTTGAAAAATCTTCGTTTAGTTTATATACTGCAGTTTTAATTTTGGTATTTTCTTGCATCATAGCTTGAGCTTTGTGTACTGCTTTATCACAAAACGGACAATGATCTTTACTATAAATTTCTATATTCATGTGAATAATCCTATTAAGTACATTGATAATCCCATAAAAGCTAAAACACAAACTTGAATTACGGAAGCCCAAAAGACTTGCCTCATAGGATGTACTTTAGTTATTTCCTCTATCACAATTCAAATTTAGATAAAGTGTCTGTATCAACGTCTTGTTTAACTCCGCCGGTAATGTATGATGTAATTTCTGTCTCTTGAGGAGCAACTTGTACATTTCCACCACCGATCCATTTTTCTGTCCAAGGCAATGGATTTTGTTGACTAACACTATAAGGACATTGCATTCCTAGTGCTCTCATACGTTTACAACCTATCCATTCAACATAATCACCTAATAGTTTTTCGTTTAAACCTATCATTGATCCATCTTGAAATAGATATTTTGCCCATTGTTTTTCTTGTTCGATAACATCTACATATAATTTAACAGATTCATTTTCCATTTCTTTTGCAATCTTAACGAAATCTTTATCTTCTTGTTGCATTTTTTTAAGAATCGTAGTTGTTCCTGCAAGGTGAGTATTTTCATCTCTTGCAATAAACTTAATAATCTTTGCATTACCTTCCATTTTTTTAAGTTCAGCAAAAGCCCAACTGCATGCAAACGAAACATAAAAACGTACACCTTCTAATGCATTAGCGCTTAACATTGCCATCCATAATGCTTTCTTATGATCATGTACATTTGTAGGACCAGCATTTGCATCCATCAAATCATCATAATATTGTGCTATATCTTTTCCGCAATCTAATATTTCTTTAATGTCTAACATACCGTCAAACACAACAGAAGGATCTGGATAAACATTACGAATAATATGTGTATAAGATCGAGAGTGGATAGTTTCAAAGAATGACCATGTCTCAATCCAATTCTCTACTTCTGGTAAAGAAGCAATTGGTAAAAATGCCAAATTCGGTGCTCTTCCTTGAACCGAGTCCAATAATATTTGCCTTTTAAGATTACTTGTAAAAATATGTTGTTCATGAGGACTTAAGCTCTCAAAGTCTTTTTTATCTTTAGAGATATCTACTTCTTCTGGTCTCCAAAAGAATCCTAATTGTTTTTCTGTAATTTTATCTAACTGTGGGTATTTCAAAATATCGAATCTTTGAATATCTACTTCTTCATCCAAAAACATGTTTTTGGTTAAATGTGATTTTTTATTCTTTTTTAGTATCATATAATACAACTCTCGCAATCTTCATCGTCGTTAAGGGTTTGTTCCAATTCTGGAAGTTCTTCTATATGTTCTCCAGCACCATCATATGTGTTAAAGTAATATAGTTGTTTAAGTCCGAACTTATAAGCAGTTAACAAATCACCAATCATAACTGACATTGGCAATTTATTTTCTTCATAATGTTCGGGATTGTACGAAGTATTAACACTAATTCCTTGGTCAATATACTTCTGTAAAATAGCACATATTTTTAAGTAACCTTCTGGTGATTTTTGGTCCCAAAGAAGATCATATTTATTTTTCAGTTGAACAATGCCTGGAACGACTTGAGCCATAACTCCGTCCTTTGATTGTTTGTATGATACTAAAGCTCGTGGAGGTTCAATACCATTTGTACTATTACTAATTTGTGCAGATGTTTCCGCAGGCATTAATGCCATTAGAGTTGAGTTTCGAATACCAGTTTCTTTGAGTTGATCTCTTAAATCGTCCCATGGCATACGCTCTTTTGACTCCACTAAATTATCTACTGCACTCTTATATGTATCAATTGGAAGAATCCCGCGGGCATATTTTGTCTCTTTATTTTTACTACATGGAGCTTTTTCTTTAGCCAAATCTGCAGATGCTTTAATTAGATAATACGACCATGCTTCTGCATACTCGTCTACAGTTTCAAATGCAGATTCATCATACTTAAGACCTCTTTTCGCAAGGAAATATGCAAGATTAATAATTCCTACACCTAAAGGTCTACGATTCATAGTTCCATGATATGCAGCTTTTACAGGATAATCTTGATATTGTAATAAGTTATCTAATGCTCTTACTGCAAGAGTACAATATTTCTCAAAATCTTTTGGATCATTAATTAATCCCCAGTTAATAGCACTTAATGTACACAATGATATTTCTCCGTTTGGATCATCATGTGATTCTAATGGAGTTGTTGGTAAATCAATTTCACAACATAAATTTGACATTTTAATTGGTGCTTCAGATTCAATAAATGCTCCATGATCATTTGCATGATCAACATTCATTGCATAAATTCTACCGGTATCTTTTCTTTCAGTAATAAAAGCTTGAAATACTTCAAGTGCTGGTAATGTTTTCTTTCTTATCGAATATGCTCTTTCATATTTTTCATAGAGCTTTTTAAATTCTCTTTGATCATTAAAGAATGCATCGTATAAACCTGGAACATCATTTGGATCAAAGAAAGTAATGTTACCACCTTCGAGTAAACGTTCATACATCAATTTATTAAATTGAAATGCATAATCCATATGTCTTACACGAGTTTCATCAACACCTTTATTGTTTTTTAATACAACAAGATCTTCAAATTCATAATGCCATAATGGTAGATACACTGTTGCAGCTCCACCTCTTACTCCGCCTTGTGAGCATGATTTTACTGCAGCTTGGAAATATTTTAAGAATGGAATTAATCCAGTATGTACTACTGAACCGTCTCCTATTCGAGCTCCTATTCCTCTGATTCCTCCAGCTCCAATGCCAATACCTGCTTTTTTGCTTATATATTTGACAATAGAAGTTGAAGTAGCGTTAATAGAATCGAGACTGTCGCCGGATTCAATAAGAACACAACTACTGAACTGTCGAGTTGGGGTCCTGACACCAGCCATAATTGGAGTCGGTAATGATATGTAAAATTGTGAGATTGCGTCATAAAATTCTTTTACCCATTTCATTCTGTCCCAATTAATACCATTTTCTGATGTATTGGGAGTATTTTCAAATAATGTTAATGCTATCATCATATATAGCATTTGTGGTGTTTCGTATACTTCACCTGTAGATCGATCTTGAACTAAATATTTACCTCTGAATTGTTCCATTCCTGCATAAGTAAAGGTAAAATCTCTGTCATGTTTTATATATCCATTGGCAACTTTTAGTTCTTCTTTTGTGTATCTTAGTAATACTTGTTCATCATATACTTTATTTTCGATATTAATATTAATAAGATCTTGTAAGCAACATGGATCATATCCTCCATAAACTTCCTTTCGAATTTTATAGTTGATTAATCTTGCTGCTACAAACTGATAATTTGGGGTATGTTCTGATATTAATTCTGATGCAGATTTAATAAGTAGCTCATGCATATCATAAGCTGGAATTTTATCATATAATTGTATATTAGATTTTAATTCTATTTCGGATATAGAAACGCCTGTCAATCCATCAGTGGCCCATTCTAAAACTTTATGTATTTTGTCGAGATCAAATTCTTGTAAACTGCCATCTCGTTTCGTGACATTTATTTGCATTATTTATTCCAATCATTATATAAGGTCCATTATACCACAATTGTGGATAAATGTACATGCTTATTTTATTTTCTTTTCTAATTTATCTATCCTTTTTATTAGTTCATCGTATCCATCAAAGGCCTCTAATCCACATTTTGGATGAGCCAATTTTTCTACTTTGTCTAATCTGTCGGCTTGTAAAGGATATAGGCTTCTAAATTTAGAATCCTTTTTAGCTACTTCAATATCATATTTTTCAGCAAAATGTTCCATGAATTGATCAACCTTTTTTTGAAACCAAATACCGATTTTAGTATCTTGGAACCAAACATAAAAGGTACTACCAATCACTGAGGAAAGTATAGATTTAAGCGCTAATATAGTTAACCAATACATTACTGCTCTTTCGAAGCTTTAGTAATTGCTTTAACATAATTTGGCATTCCATGATCTACTATACCATCAAAGAATTTAAATCTTTTCCATGAGTTTAGTATACCATAAAATAAATCGCCCCATGTGGGTTTAGCTTGTTGATTACCATCTTTATTAAAATAGATCATTTCCCCATGGTGTCTAAATCCTAACCATGCAGGTGGGATTCTACAGACGATATCGTTGTTGTTCATAAATCTAAGGTGTGGACAATTAATATTCCTAATGAATTTAGGTCCACCTACTCTTGGAGATCCAAAAGTAAATAATTCTACAGGTTCGTATCGAGTTGCGGCGATTGTTGCCATTGCAGCTCCTAAAGAATGACCTGTCATATACACATCTTTTTTAACTTTTAATTGTGCATTGTGTTCTAATTCTTTTAAAATGTCCATCCATAAATCATTCACTTCTTCTTGGAATCCAGAATGAACTTTTCCACCTGCTACAGCTGCTTGCTTTGCAAGTTTAAGATCGGCCATAACATCATTTAATTTTGAAGGTTCAGTACCTCTAAATGCAAACCAAAGATCATTACGATCTTTAGCTATTAATACTTCTGCTCCACCTTTGGAGATTAATTGTACCCAAGCAAAACCTAACTTTTTAGCTGCAGTTATTGCAGGTTTTTCGTTTTTATATGCAATTGCTGACAATTTAGCTGCAATTAAAGCCCTCTCCATTTGAGATCTGTCATCTTTCATTCTAGTTGTTTTCATTTTTATTCACCTTAATTCCAACTGCTGCGCCTTTTTGGCCGTCAGTCATTGTTACGTCACGATAGTATATTACTACTTCGCCTAATTGTTTGATATACCTTTTAAGTTCTTGCATATCTTCTGCCATTACTTTATAATCACCAATCGTAGTAGCAACGAAAACAATCTCTCCGTTATTTTGTTCTTTCATTTCATCTAGAAATCTATCTAAATACGTATATCCATCTGGCCAATCAGGATTTTCTGTATCTTCTTTTGCACATGTTTTAGGTCTTTTTAGTTTCTCTACACCCTTTTCGTCAAACTTCTTAGGCTCAAAGGAAATTGTAGCTACACATGGATTTGCTATTTTAGCTTCTGATACTACGTACCATTTTGGTGCTGTTAAGTCAACTGCTCTAGGTAGAGCGGGTTGCATTATTTCTATTTCAATAGGCTTTGATATGATCTCAACCTTTTTACTTGGTATTAGCGAACAACCACTAGTTATCGCTATTAGGAGTGTCAATACTGTAAAGTTTCTCAGTGTCATCCTCTAATCCCTCCATCACTAGTTGACTAGCATTATTAAACCTGTTTTGAATAAGACCAGGTTTTTTAATGGCCAACATATCTAAATTATGTCTAGCAAATATGGCCAAATACTCGGCTTTTTCTGCTTCTATTTCTGCATTTTTTCGAGACATATTCTGCAAGGCTTGCCCTTGTTTCTCGAAAGATTCTTTCATTGCATTGAATGCAGCTTTCTGCTCTTCAACTGCACCTTCTAGCGCTAGGTTATTTGCAGCTAGTGTTTGGTTTTCGTTGTATAACCAATAACCGCCTAAACCTAAAACTAATATAATTCCTATCAATATTTGTTGCATTAGTCTATAGTCTCCGTCATATAATCCATGGGTGTTGCAGTTTTAAGTTCAACAACATGGCCTTCCATTGTTTTAAATTTCATATGCTTTTGAGTTTGCTTATAAAATTTACGTACTTCAAATTTCTTTTCAAGTACGTCTATGATCTCACCTTCAGAATTATATTGATTATGAGATACATAAAGATATTGGTGGTTTTCGAACCAACTTAATATCCATCGCCAAAATTTAACGATTAGATCTTTAACATTACGAAAGAATTGCATTACTCTTTCTGAGCTGCAGCAGCTTTCTTTGCTTCTCTTGCAGCTTTTCTTAAGTTCATTCTTTCAACAAACTTTCTTCCCGCTCGAGTTCTACCGTCGTATTGTGGCTTTAATCTTTTCTTTTGGGCTTTTTTACCCATTGCATCTGCTGGCATAGAAACTCCGCCAGAGGCTACTGAATTGGCAGCAGCATCCTCTTGACAGTGGGCTGCTAATTCCCATTTTTTAAACGTTTCTATTTTCATCTTTTTATGTCTCCAATAGATATATATAATTTTTGCTTTGTTAATGTATGTGTAACCTCGTATATAGGTGTTGCAAATACAAATCCAGAAGGTTCAATAAACTCTTCTGCTACAACTTGTGTTCCTGCTGTTCCAATAAATTCAGCAGTTTTTGGATGCATAATATCATTAATTAATGTATATGCACCTGGACTTAATCTACCTTGTGATTGAATCCATGAATCTGTGTTTTCTTTTAGGTTATCAAAATCAAAATCAACTACACTATCCATAGCTTCTTCAAGCTCTTTATCAGTTAATTTTGCATGTTCTTTTAAAAGAAATAACGCCGTGGCCCAAGAAGCTAATGCCGATTTTCCGAATGGTATTTTTTGTACCAATCTTTTGATATTAAAAACTAATCTATGAAAATAAGTATATGATGCTTTTTCTGCGGTTGTTTCAGGTTTTTTTAAAACTTTTCCGCTATTATCTAGAATGCCTAATTTATAAGCTTGAGTCTTTTCCCATTTTGTAACTAACAAACGTACGAAACGAAAAGCATAAACAGTATCGGCTGCTCTGCTTAAAACTCCTTCATTTACGATATATTCTGTTCTCATATCTTTCTTAGTTTCTCTACTATCTCAGCGTTAATGCCGATTTCTACTTTATCATCTTCCTTTAAATAATTTAAGAAGATTAAAAATGGTTTAATATACGAATAATGTTCTTCATTTATTTTAAACCAAATCATTCTATCAGCAGCTTCTATACCAAATACATTGTATATAACAATGAGATGATTAAGTATCAGTCGCTCTTGAAGATCTCCTGCCATTTCGTATCGTTTTAAAAGTCTCTTTAAATATTTAAAACGACTTAGATCTTCTTTAAACTCTTCTACATCAGTAGCTTCGGGATTATTATAATGTTGAGCCGCAAATAATTCGAAATTCCTGGCCGTCAATTTATCAAATATCTTCATAATGTTCCTATATATTAATTAGTATACAGTACTACTTATATAAGATAAAACTATAATCCTAGCTCCTTTTTGAGCTCTCTAAAGCTACTACCGTCCCAACCAAGATATTCATCAGCATACTTAATAATATCTCTTTCGCTACCCGTAAGAGTAACTTTATCAGGACCATACATATTATCACCTTTACCAGGTTCTTCTTTAGCTTTAAGCTTAAACTTTTTAGCTTGTTTTGTGACTGGATATTCATCCAAATCTGTTGCGATAGCTAGAGATGCTTCTCTAATATCTTTATAATTTTTCATTTTGTTCCCCTAAAGTAGCACTGCCAACATTGACAATCGCATTTTAAATTTTTCCAAATCCTTTTTTAATACTGATACATCTTTTTTCATTTGACCAGCATTTTCACCTTGTTTATCCATTTTTTCAATTTGTTTAATCCAAAGTTCGATCTGTTTAACTGACTTTTCAATGTTACCTATGAAAGCGCCTTTTGATTTATCAAATTGATCTTCGTTTAGTGGCCGAATTTCATTAAAGGATTTCATTACTTAAGCTCCGGCCATACATCTAATGCATCAGATTTGTCCCATCCATAAACATCAGGATCTGTAAGCATTTTTAATATTTGCTTATTATCACCGGTGACATCAGCAGTACCTTGACGAGAATTAACTTTAAATTTAAGTTTAAACTTTTTCTCAGTATCTTTTGTGAATTTAGGATCACCTATCCAATCAATGTCAAGTGTGACTTTTTTTTCGCTCATTGAAGTAAGCTTATTGATTTCAGTAGGAGAAATAGTAATCGTTGTTTCTACTACTTCTTCTTCTGCATCTTCTTCGTTATCAGCTTCGTAGTTCTTATCTACGTAGTCAAAGAATTCTTTCTTTTTCTCTCCGTCTAATTCTGCTGGAGATTTAACACCAAATTTCTTTAATGCTTTTTGAAAGAAAGCTTGATACTTCTTTTGCTTATCAGAAACTTCTTCTTTAGTTTCTTCTTTAACTTCTTCAACCTCTTCTTTAGATTCATGAGCAGCTTTTAAAGCAGCAGCAACTTTAGGATCTTTTGTTGATCCTTTCTTCCATTTCTCTAGATCCTTCATAGCTTGCGTATAATTACCGCCTTTAGTTTTAGGATCATTAATGATTTTCATTGCTTTTTTCATATCAGAAGCACTAAGGCCTTCTTCAACTTCTTCGGCCTCTTCTTTAACATTAGAACCATCAGTATTCATACCTGATTTCTTAACAACATGCTTATCTTTAAAGTCTTTTTCACCTTTAGCTTTAGGCTCTTCAGGAGATTCTTTCTTCTCATGGGTATAACCTTTAGCAGATAAAGCTTTATGCTCTTCTTCGTTGTTGGCAGTTTCTTCTTCGCCGGTTTCAGGATGATACATCTTATGAGGATATTTTGGCTCTTCCTTTACCGCAGGCTTTTTACCTTCTAATACGTCTTTGACTGCCGCTGCAACGTTTAGAGTTTCTTTATCTTGCAATTTCATAGTTTTCTCCCTGTTTATTGCATTACTAGCATTCCAGTTATAGCAGTTGCAGATGCAACCATTATAATCCAAAATACTTTGTTAATAACATTCACTACAACAGCGTTTTGTGTGACTGTACCTTCTAATTTTTCCATTCTTCTTGTAAGCTCAATGATCATTTCATTTTGTTGTTTACTAAAAGATGTTAACGTAGTTATTTTCTCTTCTGCTCGAGCTAACGATATTATCGCCTCGGACATTCGATCAATTTTTTCTTCGATTCTATCCAATCTATCAGACTGATTCATATGATCTCTCTTTACTTGTGCAATGTCGTCTTGTGTCATTCCACGGGTTGTTTTATTTACCATCAGTTTTCCACCTTCGCGTTTGCTCGCCATTGATAACAAGACCAATATCTCGCTTTCCACTTAGGTCCAGGATTATCACAATTAAATCTTGCTCTGAAAGATCGTCTTCTTGCAGGATCATCTCGTTTTATATCCATATTAGGATCACCAAATCTTAATTTTATTACATTACCTTTTTCATTTTTAACGTATACATGAAATTTGGCTTTTCCGTCGTCTGATCTCATAGGATCATTAAGTTTAACCTTTCTTCCTTGATACTCTGATTGTTCAACTACTACTTCTTCGTTGCATTCGTCACAACATTTTTTGTAATATTTGTAAAAATTTTCCATTATTTTTTTAAATCATATCTGAATGTTTTATCACCAGATTGACCCTTTTTAGTAATTCCATAACCAGCCATTTTTGCTAATGTTTGAAGATATGGCCATATTTTCTCATGTTTTTTTGACCTTTTAAACTTAAACATATCGTCTTTGATTTTAGTATAAAGAGCATCAGCCATTTCCATATCGCTCATTACGAGAGGAGCTTCATCAAGATTAGATTGTTCCTTAAAAGTTTTCATATTAATCGTTTGACATTGTCATGGCAACCGTCATTAAATTTTTATCAGTTAGCTTTTGTTTGTTTATTTTTAAAAACTCAGAATTCTTCATGAATTTTATCATGTAAGGAAATTTCTTTTCTGCGTCCTTTACTGACATAAATTCATGTCTGTCAGTATCAAAAAACTTTGCGATATCCTTTTGGAGTTTTTTATCTTTCATAGTTTTAAAGAAGGCTGCAGGAGATTCAGGTTTCCACCCCCTTTCATTGAGTTGACTATTTTCTCTTAATTCTTTAAATGTTTTCATTTCTTTTCTTTCCCCAGCATTGCTGCAATTTTTATTAGAGTTGCTTTATCTTTATCTGATATTTTATCTAGTTGCTTTTTCTTTGCTATATCATCAAGTGATTTTGCCCAAGAAGCAGATGATTCATCGAACATTCCAGAAGCTTTCATCATAGCCATCGCGTCTTTCTTTGCCTTAGCCATATTCTTTTTATCTATTTTTTCAACTGCTTTTTTGATCATGGCTAAACGTTTTTTCTTTTCTGCGTCAGATAATGCTTCATCAAGAGATTCTTTAAGTTTATCAAAAGCTTTTTTATCTGCTATTTTGTCCATTAACCAATCATCCATTTCATCGGCATCATCTGTTTTAATATCATTGGTATATTCTAATGCCCATGCAAGTAATGCATTTTCAGCTTTCCAATCTAGATCTCCACCCTTTTGGAACTTTTCGATTTCCCTTTTAAATTTTCTTTTAATATCTTTTATTTTTGGACCACGACCTTCGAATAAAACAAATGATTCTTTAATCTTAATGCCTTCTTTTGCAACCAGTTTCCAACCTTGTCTCTTCATTTTGTCAGCAGTTTTTCCGTCTACTTTACGAGTAAACTGGCCTTTTTTCATAATATATTCTTCTTTGCCTTCATCGACCTTTGGTTGTTGACCTTGATTCCATGCTATTTTAGCGTGATAAAATTCTTTAAAATCTTGCATCTTAATTTCCGTTATGTTTTTTCCACAGATCAGCATCTGCGGTTGTTCTTGTTTTTCCACCATTAATGAACGAATTAACTCGTGCATGGGCCCATTGAGTTGGATTTGTTCCAGGTCTATGACCAGTTTTCCAAGCTCCATAACCTCTGTCGAAAACCTGCTTTAGAATAGAATAAGAAATACCAGATTCTGCTGCTTTCTTCTTTAACGAATTCTTTACTGCTTCATCTTCTGATAATTGATTATATTCTAAAAAAGTTTTCATTTTAGTGTATATTAACTCCCAACTCTTTTAATCTAGCAGCCACAATACTATTGCAGCTTTCACCGGTTTTTCCTGTGTCAGGATCTAAATCATCAAGCAATTGATCATCGTAAATATATCTTGATATTCCTTCTGCATATGCTTCTGATTTATCATCACCAACCTTTAAATCTTTGTTTTTTCTCATAAACATAACAAGTTCTGCTGCCATTTTTTTAGCTTCATCTTTGTTATCTGAGAAAATACCAATTTCCATTGTACCTTCTTGGATTTTAATTCCTACTCTTATATCGTCAAAACTTTTTGTCATGAACCAATCCGGTTTTAAATTCTTACGTTTAAATTCTTCTTCTGCTGCAAAAGCCATAAATGTTCTCCAACCTTTATGCTCTCCAGGAGTGTCCTTCTGATATCTATTTATAAGATCTGGTGTTCCAATATCACCTCCACCATGCTCTTCTACGAGAGATATATCTTCTAACCAATATCGGTTTGGTTTTTCGTTTTCATTGATAGACACAGAAACATAATTAGAACCTAACATTTTAATAGTTCCGAATTGTTTTGTTTCTTTTATGATTACTTGTTGACCTACTTTGAAAAGATCACCTTCAATATATGATTCTCTTAAATCAGAGATTGGATCAAGCTTAACTTTCTTATAATGATTGTATGTTTCTTTAAGACCCATTCCTTTGCGTACTGCATTAAATAATTCGGATCCATCTTTATATGCTTTGGGCAAACCTTTTGAAAACAAATCATAATCATTTCCGGCAGCTGCAGTTCTCATTTTAGAAGCAGACATTCCACTTGCGTCATCTGCGTCAGGATCTCTTTCTCCTGCAGATACTACTGAAATACCATCTCTAAAATTATAAAAACCATGTCGCGATTTTACATTATTATATTTGTTAAGCAGCGTTTTAAATTCTGTTAACCTATCTGAACCTACAACCATAGTTACTGTTGTAAAACCTTGATCATATAGTTTTACACATATGTCCATTGCAGTACGCACGTCTTTATCGGCCATAACCGAACGCGCATGTTTAGGAAACATCTTACGTAAGAATTTTACTTTGTCTTTAAATTTGAGTGGGTTTTTCTTTGGATCTTCGCTCTTAGAACAATATATTCTATAAGATCCATTTGAAATGCTTTTGAGTTTATCAAATAGGATTTCATGACCATTTGTTGGGGGATTGAATCTCCCAAATACAAAAGTTACTGACTTCCCAGATGCTTCATCTACGTATTGACTGAATGACTTTATCATAATCCTCGGTTTATTTCCATGTTAGTTGGGATTATCCCAACCTTTTATAATATCTTTGCTAAAATTGTTAGTAGAAAATTCTAATCTATTAACAAGCTTAACGGCTCCACCTTCCATACGATCTATAGCAACAAAACCTTCGGGGTTGGTTACTTTAAATCCGGATTTAGTTTTAACAAAAGTTCCTATAGAACTTAAGCTGTTTAGTTTATTTATAATAATTAATTTCGCATCTGTGATATAATTCTGTAAATCATACACTAAAGCTAAGTTTTTTAGATTTTTATCACTAAAAAAGCTTAAAACATCATCTCTTTTATCGGCTTTAGCTTGTTTAGATGCAGGTCTTGTAACTTTATCAATTTCTTTTTGATATCTGTCTTTGACAAACATGACTAAACCTTTTGCGTGTTTACTTGTATCTTTAATTCTTTGACCTTCTCGAACTTTTCTATTATTCCATATGTTCATTACAAGGTTTAATTCTTTATTTGATTCTATTTCTTTTAGCGTTGTGGAAGATATTTTTTTAAATACCATTCCAGCTAATTGTAATTTCTCTGTAACCTTTTTCGTTTGAGCAGCGGTTAATACTGCACCTTCTGTAGCAGGCAATTTAGCATCTACCATCCATACCTTTTTTGAAGGTTTTAATTTCTTAACAATATCTCTTCCAAATTCTGCTTGCATTGTTTCAAATGCCAAACCTTTATATGTTGTGTGCCAAACTATACCAATTTCTGCAGAGGATATCGTTTTAGCCAAAGGATTATCCATAGGAATCGCATAAGCAATTGTATTCGGATGAAATACTAAATGTTTAACTCCATTAATTGTTTCTGTTTTAAGATCTTTTTTCTCAAACATAAAATCACCTTGGATTACTTCTTTAATACCAAGATCTTTTAAATTATCAAAAGCTTTAATTAGTTTTCCTTGTAGATCTCCAGATGTATCTGCTTTGATATCTTCATGTGATTTATATATTTTAGGATTTTTTGCAAATATTCCTTTCTTTGCAACAAAGAATTTTCCATCGCTTGGATCTTCACCTGCAAAAACGGCGGGGGCACCGTCCCATTTAACTGTCACATCTACTGCAGATGATGTATTACCAGCTAGCATATCTCTGAGCGATCTAAGCGCGAGAATTGCTTGGCGTGCCCCCTTGACTCCACCGTCTAGAACTAAATCCTCAATATGTGTCATATGAGTATTTTTTCCAGCGGCCTCATGTAGGTTTTGTTTAAATGTTTTCATTTAAGTGATCCTCCTGCGGCGACAAATGCGGCAATAGCCATTTTGCGCCTTTCATCTTGTGTTTTACCATCAAATTGAGGAGCATCTGATTTCATAAAATCTTTTATCCATGCGCCAATCCCTTGACCCACAGATAGTTTTTCTCTTATTTGACCAAACGTCTTCATCTATTTTCCAACCTTTACGTATACGCTTGAATCTAATGATTTAGATCCTGCATAATTTACGAAATGAGTTACAACATTATCGGCTTTTGTACCAGTGTGTAAACTTAGGTAGTATAATACATACATACAACCTAACTTAGCTGATATCCAAAACCAATCTTTCTTTTCTAATTCTTGTAAGAAGTCTTCATATTTTACATTTTTGTAAAAATGATTGAACATCGTCCAAAATAGTTTAAGTTCTCTTTTAGAACCTTTTTCTATTTTCTTCGCGTAATTCTTTATGCCCTTTGCATGAGGCGGGAGTGTTTTCTTTGTTTCCCTTTTCATGAATTCTTGCATAACACCCCAGGATAATCCCCCTCCTCGAGCTTTCTTTCCTTTTATTTCGGCCTTAACTGTATCTCCTGGAGAATTATCTTTTAATATCATTTCTCCTGTATCAAATACAATTGTTGCACCTTTTGCTGACCAAAAATCACCACCTTTTGATTCTAATTCAAGACTTTTAATCTTATGTGTATCAGTATCTGGTGGATATTCATTATTTAATTCTACAATAGGTGCAGCTTTTAAGGATGATTGTTTAAGCGATATACCAACTAAACGTTTAGTATTAAAATGCTCTAATAATGATTTATTAAATGCACCTACAGAAGATGTATCTAATTCTTTTGATAAATTAAAGCTTTTATCAATTGCCCAAATATCTCCAGGATTCCACTTATCATCTTTAAGTGGTTTAAATCCGTTATTCTTATATGCTTGATTTTTCATAGCATATATTTCAATCATCTTTTTATCACCCCGGTGAAATACTTGATTCTTATTAAGATATCCACCTTTCATTAATGCTACTGCAGAAGCGTATGATGATTCCCACCAATTATCAGGGGTTTCTAATATTTGTTTTTCATTAGAATCTGTTTTGGTAGATTTAAAAGCTTGTGCAATAATCTTATCATCAAAGAAATCGAAATCATGCATACCATGATCAAGGAATGCTTGACACATTGCAGCTTGATGACATTCGTTTCTTTGAGTATCTTTTGTTCCTGAACCTGCTCCACCAAAACCACCGCCAAATACCTTTGATTTAGCTAAATGATTAGACATAATAAATTTCTCTCCATCGCCTTTGAGAGCGAAATTCTTTTCGTCTTTTTTATATGTTTCGATCGATTGCAATGCAGATTCAATATCTTTTACAACAAAGGTTCCACCTTTTGCCAATTCAAGTGGTGTTCCATCTTGAATTAATCTTTTTAAAATGTCTAGTCTTGGTTCACCGGTTCTACTATTAGGTTTTAATAGTTCTCCACCACCTAAATTTGTGGCTTCTTTAATTGCTACGAATGAATCAAACTTTTTCATTAAGATGCCTTTATAAAAACTGCTAACATTAATCCGCTATCAGTTTTATCTGTTCCAAATGATGCAGGTTTTATTCTATGTGCATTCTCATGGTTAAAGAATACTAGATCATTTTCTGTTAGTGCTGATTCTACTGGAGGATCATAAGTATCATCACCCGTTTGTCTGTAGAATTGTATTGCATTTTCTGTTTCAGTTAACCATAAAACCGCGACATGAGTAGGTTTATAAACCGGATCAAATCCAGTTTGTGTATCATAATGAATTCCAGGTTCAGTGTCGCTTTGTTTATAATATTGACAATAAGCCATTTTTTCAGATACAGTTAAACTAAACTTATCTTCAAAAGCAGTTACTATTTCATCAATTGATGTTTTAATTGCTCCTGATGTAGCAGTACTTGCTACTGTTCCGCGATATACTGTAGGACTTGCCCAAACGGGATCATCTGTAGTTTGCGGATGATTAGCTCTATCGTAATATGTTAATCCTAATGCAGCAGTACGTGTTGCTGCTAGATTAGATACTGCGTTTGACTTTTTAAATAGTAACATAAAAATATTCCCTTTGTATAGATCTATTTATACATTTTAAAATCTTAATCTTCTGGTAAAAAGAACGGATTTGGTTTTATATTACCTTTATCGTCGTATGCAATTATCCTTTTTTTATGCAATATTTCTAATAAAGCTTCTGCTCCATCAGCTCTACCAATTTTATAACTTGAATAACCACAAGCTACGATTAACACAGCGGGAATTAATAATCCTAAAATATCCATTTATATGTCTACTTTAAACATTACAGCTTCATAGCCGTTATTTAACATATCTTGTTTAAATGCTCGAGCTTCTTCTTCGATAGCAAAAAGATATTCAGCCATCAAAGTTTGACTCATAGTTGCTATTACTTTCCAACTAGTTATTTTATTTTCCATCACATTCTCCATATAATAATGTGGGGGTCCACAACTCCCCCTTGTACGTTCTGACGTAACCACTCGCGGCTTTCGTGCGTCCTACGAGTGACGCTTCATGATCCTATAAGTAAGTAGGACCATGTTGGTTGTTTCTGCCAACTGCGTAACCATCTAAGAGATTTCCTCTTGCTGTGTTAAGAGCTGGGGCATTCCAACCTGCTGCAAGCAAAACATCACCTTCTTTGAAAGTAACTGATTTGATGCTATTCGTCATTTTCCTTTCTTTGACGAATTCTTTTAAATTGATGAATCCCCATACAGATTGAGACATTCTATCTTCACCGTTAAATGTATCTTGCAAGATAATTTTACAGTATTTTCTACCTGGCTCAAATGTTACGGTTTTATATTTAGCTAGACTAGGAAATGCGTCATCACCTGCGGTTTTGAGATCCACACACAGCTGTCTGATAGCATCTATTAGTTTTTCATTTTTCATAATCACTCCTTACTTTGATTTAATATAGGCCTATTATACCATAGTATTCCGGAAATGTACATGCTTTTTTTCACTTTTTTTCACAAAAGTGATATAAATGTCACTTTATTGCACTTTTATGGACTAAATAATGTCGTCTAGGGGGAAGATTTTATAGATTACATCACCGACAGCTTTTGCTATTTCCATATGTTCTTGCTGTGTTCCATGTGCAGATCTTAATTCTACATAATGGATCCACGATCGCAATGTTCCGTTTACATACATTTTGCTCATAGTTAAACCTTCTGGTAAAACTGCTCGAGCTTGTTCTTTGGCTATGCCAGCTTTCAATGCCCAATCGTATGCTTTCTTGCATCTTGCAATAATCACTTCTTGATATGATTCCCATATATAATTAATAGAATCATCGTGATCTAATGGAATAGAATTCTGTCTATTTTTGTGATCTTGTAATCTTGCTTCTCGTGTAGTAAATGCAACATCCATATCTTGGACATCTGCATATCTTTGAGAATATTCTTGAAATGAGAAAGATCTATGTCTTAAGATTTGCCTTGCGATATCTCTTGTGGTTTCGATCTCTAAGCAAACATTAACCATTTCAAGAGGTGACCAATGTTTGTGTTTAATTAAATATTTTACAAGTTTCTCTGAAGTCTTTTCATTGAATTGACCTTTTGGGTTTGAGACTCTTGCACAAAAAGCAACCAACTGAAGAAGATCGCCTTGTATTTCGAATTCTTCAGCTGGTTGCGAGTATGATATAAGTTTTACGTTCAAATCACTTAATCCTTTGTGATTAATATATGTATATATTAAAAGTTAAATGCAGTTGAAAATACGATAGAATCCATAGCTTGGCCATGTCTTACACCGTCGTAAACTGTTACACCCACAGAAAGCTTTTCATTAATATTTTTGCTTGCTGAAAGTGATAGGAAATCATCACCGTCTTTATGTTTCCCGTAACCGAGTTCCATATCGACAACATTGATAAATGGTACACCTTGATGTAATTCCAAATATCCTTGATCTCTATTATCTGCATTAACATAATATGCTAAACGAGTATGTCCTACTCTGCCTCTGACAAAAATTTCTTCTGTGTCAGCTATATCGGCATCGTAATTATACTGAATAACACCTGCTCCTAGGACAAAATTGTCCGTGAGATTTAAATCATATCCCCCGTACAAATCATATTCCCAGTCTGCAGCATTGCCAAGATCTACTTGACCTGCCCATGCTCCTGCATAGAATCCATTATTTTCATAATGTCCCCTTACATTAAAGCTTGGGTTACCCGCATTCTGTGAAACTCCTCTCCAGAAATAATCTGAATCAAGTCCAACAGTGAATTCGGTATCAGCTTGGATTGCAAATGATGGTATCATTAATAGAGCACTTAATAGCGCTGTTTTCATATTCATCATTATTTCTCTCCTTGTACGAGAGTATAAACTCCCCATGCTAAACCTACCCACGCGAGTAGTTTGGCAACACCACCAAAAAGTAACACACAACCACATATTACAATAAGTAATACTCCGTCATGTGATGTTCTTTCGGGCATTCTTGCCACTAGCCAATCTTTGGCTTTAGTAAATATATTCATAGATTTCTCCTCTATATTTTGAATTCGGTGAAGTCTTTACTTTCCCTATCACCGAACGTATTTATCGGTCCAGTATCTGGTGCCATGTCAGACATGATATCAGACTGTGCCGACTCCTCTACATCGTATAATTTCATTCTAGACCTATCTATACCAATTACAAATCTTTTGTATTTAGTAGGGTCATTATAACGATTTTTCAATTGTTTTACCATCAGTTGGCCTAAACCTTCAAGTTCCTCTGTTGAAATGAGAGCAAACATTAGGTCAGCCGTAGCTGGTAATCCAAATGATTCCGAAGTGTCCTCTAAACCAACATCTGTATTACTAAAACCAGATCTGGTTGTTTGCGTTGCGCTAACAATAGGGACATTAAATTCAACCGCCAAACCACGTAGCTCTTCAGCTATTGCTTTGATATATGAATAGGTATTTATACTTCCACCTAACCCTCGGACGCGACTAGATGCACAAATGTTTAAATAATCTATGTAAATAATATCAGGTTTGAAGTTCTTTTTGAGCTTTAACTCGTTGAGTAATGCTCTGAAATGTCCAGTATGGGCTGCACCCGTTGGATATTCCTTTACAATTAGTTTACCTACATGTCCATGAGCAATCTTTGAAATCTTTTGGTCAAAGACATTCTTAGGCATATTTTCTAATTGTTCTATTGGGAAATTCATAAGATTAGCATCTATTCTTTCTGCGATGCGTTCTTCTGCCATTTCCATTGTTATATATAAAACGTTTTTACCTTGATCAATATTTGCTGCTGCACAATGACACATGAATAGGGATTTACCTACACCAGTACCAGCTAAACAAATATTCAATGTTTTATTCGGTAAACCGTCTTTTGTAATTTTGTTAAAATAATCTAAATCAAATGGAATTCTACTTTCGACTTTATTATAAAATTCATATCTATCGTCAGAATTATCTATATAATCGTGTCCAATATTAGGATCAAAAGACACACCAAGAGCATTAGTGAGTATTTCAGGAATAACTCCTTCACCTCTCTCGTCGTTAGATTTTCCGTCGATAATTGATATTGATTCCATGATCGCATTATAGACAGCCTTTTCTTGACACCATTTTTCGCTTTCTCGTATAATGTACTCATGATCGATATCTGATTTTTCCTTACATTCATGAATAAGTTGATTAGCTTGATTTAACACATCTTCTGGTGCATTAACTTTTTTCAACTCTAATTCTAATACTTTTCCTGACGGTATCTTATTATGTGCATTTACAAAATCAACAATAAGATTGAATACAACCTTATGGCATCCTTCGAAATAATCTTTTTTAAGATACGGTATTACCTTTCGGCAATATTCTTCATCATTGATTAAGTGGCTCAGTACGTGAGTCGGTATTTGTGTCGATATGTCCAATTTTTGCTTTTCCATTATTTAGTGAATCATACATAACATAAGATAGAATATCACCTAAGTGATTTTTAAATTCTATATCAGCTATAAGTTCATCGTGTTCAAATTTGCCGCTATCAGTAATAGTATAAGTAAAACTCATAGTAGCAGTATCTAGCTCAGGTGTTTCTTTAATTGATACACTTCCGTATATAAATTGTACTCCTTGCCATTTTCCAGTTTTTAATTCGACTCCGTAGAAGTCTTCTGTTTCTTTTTCCAAGAATACAAAATCGGCATCACTAATGTCAGTCCTCATCTATACTCTCCGTTCCATCGATATTTACATCCAAAAGCGGTTTATGTCCGATTTGGTAATGACCTTTGATGAATTTTTTGAAGTCTGTTCCTTCAAAAATTGGTGTCCAAAAATCCTTCTCAAGAGTATCTTTCTCTCTGACTTTCGGGTCAATAAGTTCTCCAGTTTCACGGTCAACTCTGCAATACCAACCGTTAGAAGGCTTAGCAACGTAATTACCAGCAAGAGCAACATCCAACAGACCACTGTAACGCTCAATCCCACCTTCCCAGCTAACTGCGATAGGTACTTTAGATTTTTCTTTAACAAAACGCGATTTCTCCACATTGATTACAAAATTGTAACCTTTTATTTCGGTACCTTGTTTATTTTGTTGGCGACCGAGGATCCAAATATTATCAGCTGAGTAATAAATTCCTGTACCACCTGAAACGATAGCTTTAGGAAATAAGCCGATTTCTTGATATGTATGATTAACAGCCAATAAAGGAATGTTTTTCATAGTTAGATATGGAGTTGCCATTCTAAATAATCCTTTAAGAGCTTTTGCTCTTGACATATCTGCTACACCTTTTTCATTTAGTGCATCTTCTAATTCTTTCTTCGAAGCCAAATTACCAATAGAATCGATAACAATACAAACTTTATCTCCTCTTTCAATATTATCTAATTGACTAACGAGATCAAATTTAAGTTGTTCTACATCTGTGATTGGTGTATGTAATACTCTACTAGTATCTATACCAAAAGATTCGAAATAGTTCTGAGGAGAACCAAATTCTGAATCATAAAATAAAAGAACTGCATCATCATGTTCTTTTAAATATGCACCTGCCATTAGCAGCGCAAAGCTTGTTTTAAAATGTTTAGATGGACCAGCTAATACTGTTAAACCAGAAGTTAGTCCTCCATCAACATCACCAGATAAAGCAACATTTACCATTGGAACTTCGGTAACTACTATATCTTGTTCTTTAAAGAATACCGAATCAGACAAAACATCTGTTGTTTTGATTTTCGAATTCTTTTTCAATTTATCCATTATACCCATATCTTACCTCCAGTGGTTCTTTTGCGGTCTTAATTTCATGGCACTTTCTTGCCTTCTCCAACGTGCAATACCTTCGGCTTTTTTGCGTTTACGTTTTGCGGTTGGTTTTTCATAATATTGTCTTTTACGACACTCTTGAACTATTCCTGCTCTTTCACAAGCCTTTTTGAATTTGCGTAAAGCTACATCAAAAGGCATTGGTTTGGCAGGTCGTTTATCCCGAGGATTTCTATTCTTTCTCGGTGTTAAGTCTATACTTGGCATGTTTCTCCTAGTTATTTATACATATGGGGTATATTATACCATAAAATCAGACAATTGTACATGGTTATTTCCCCATTCTTTTCGTCTATATACTTCTGGTGAGAGGTGAACCGATGAAACACTTTCCATCTTTTCTTTGGCATATCTTTCCCCGTTTAAAAGTAACCATTCCTCAGGATACTTTACCCTCTGCATTCCGAGCTCATCCATCGTTGTGGTCCACTCGGTTACTGCATCCATTCTTTGCCATCTTGTTCCCCAGAATGGTTTGTCCTTATAATACCCGGTTTTTGGTAATCTTCTTTCTTCAGTTTCAATTGGCCATGGAGTAGAATATTCTACCGGTATTCCTAAACTATCTCCAAATTCTTTCCATTTTTGTAACATTTCTCTAATATCAACATTTAGCCTACACACATGATGTCTTATGTCGATATTACCAAACGACATAGTAATTCCCTTTGGATCACATTCTGCCATATGTGATCTAACATATTCGAAATTATTATTAATTTGACCATTTAATGTTAAACCATCAGTTTTGATAACCATTGAATTATGTGGTGCATAAGCTGCAGTATGTGAATCACCAATTGTTAACCATGGAAGTTCAAATAGATCTGTTGATTTTAACGGTTTTACTTGTGCACATTTATCTGATATTTTATCACACCATTCTTTATCTTTTACGTCTTTTCTTTTCTTTAACATCGCACCGTAATCTGGCATATCAATATCTAATGAATATATTACGTTTGCTTGTAAGAAGTTATTGATTCTTTTTTCTAAGTCTTCATTAAAACCAGAGAATAAATTAAGAGATCCACCAAAATTAACACCATGATCTAAATACAACAGATCTGTTTGTTCACCATCATGATTGATTTCAACGCCTAAATTTTCTGACCATGTTCTTGCCCAACCATATCCATGACTATTCTTTTTTCGAGGTATTTTATTAAATGTGCCAGTTATCATAAATCTT